AAAATATATGGATTTCCTTCACAAATGATAAATTGCAGGTGTGTGTTGCGTCCTATAATTGATTTTGATGATAATTAATTTTAACGAGAAATAAAAATGATTGATAAATTAAATGCTGTTGATGGCGCAACAATAAATGTAGCCTCATCTGGTAAGCTTGGTGAACAAGCTCATGCTAAAGGCATTTATAGAGTTAAATGTTTTGCATATCAAGATGGCCCATTACTTTGGGATACAGGCGACTATAACAACGTAGTAGCAACTGTTGGTAAAAACTTAATGTTGCAAACTGTATTAACCGGATCTGCTTATACAGTAGTTGGGCCGTACATGGGTTTGATTTCTTCTGTATCTTATACATCTGGCCCAGCGGCTGGCAATACAATGGCATCACATAGCGGTTGGACTGAAGCTGGATCTACTAATGCGCCTACTTTTGCATCAAGAGGTACACCTGCTTTTGGCACTGCGTCCGCTGGGGCAATTGCATTAGCCACTGTAACAAGTTTTACTATGACGGGTTCTGGTACTTTAAAAGGCGCTTTTATTGTTTATGGTACGGGTGCTGTTACAACATTAATGAGTACAGCAGGCACTTTATTGTCAGCAGGTACATTTACTGGTGGAGATCAGCCAGTTGTTGGCGGAAATGTTGTGCAGGTATCGTACTCACTAAGTTTGTAAGGAATTTATAATGTTTACTAAAGACCAAAAGGTTTCACAAATCCTACCTGCTCCTATTACTGGTGTAGTAACTGGTTTTGCATTAGATCAAGACACTGGTGAAGTTATTGTGCTAGTAAATTCTACTGATGCTAATGGCGTAGTTCATAGTCGTTATTTTAAACAAACTGAAATAGAAGCGGTGTAATTATGGCTTTAGTCGTAGCAGATCGAGTACAGGAAACTTGTAGTTCCCCAGGAACAGGCCCAGCTACTCTTTTGGGAGCAATGTCGCAATTTCGAACTTTTTCCTCTGCAATTGGAAATGGCAATACCACTCTTTATGTTATTGCCGATCAATTTGGCGCTAACTGGGAAACAGGTCTTGGAACTTATTCAAGTTCTAGTAATACCTTAACAAGAACAACTGTATCTTCATCTTCAAATGGTGGCGCATTAGTTAATTTTAGTTCTGGTACGCAGTATGTCTGGACTGATTATCCTGCTGAATATGCCATTTATGCAAGCAACAATAGCTCACAAGTTGTAGGGCAATCTTTAATATCTGGGGGTGTTGGTGTTGCACCTGCATGGGGTAGCATAGCAAGTTCTCCTAGTTATTATGGTCAGTTTTATGATACAACTATTCAGACAGCTACATCAACTACTGTAGCTTATTTAGTAGGTTGCGCTACTACATCAATAGCAAATGGCGTATCAATATCAGCAGGGAGAGTAACTGTTGCTAATGCTGGAGTTTATAACTTTCAATTTAGTATTCAATTAGCAAATCCTACTGCTTCAATAGCTCAAACATCATTTTGGGTTAGATACAATAGTGTTAATATTGCAAATTCTGCATCTACGATAGGCGTACCTAATAAACATGGTGCTATACATGGCTTAATGATTCTGTCTTTGAATCAAGTATTTAATATGGCAGCAGGGGATTACCTAGAACTTTGGTGGCACTCAGATGTTGCTGGATTGTTGATAGAAACACTGCCTGTTCACTCTACTCCGGTTGTTCCACAATCGCCTGGTGTTATTTACACTATGTTGCAACAAGCTTAGATAGGTAATCGGTAATGTTTGGTTTCTCTTCAATTTCTGAGTGTCCATTTGCAACATTGCCAATAGAAATTTATACAGTAAGCATGGGTGAAGTTGCAAATGCACAAGATGTACAATCTGCAACAAATCATGTTATTCTGATAACTATAGAAAATGGTAATGCTGTAGATGTTTATAATGTCAATCCAATTTTTAGAGCATCAGGCAATGTATGGCATGTTTCTCCAAGGTTAGATTACCAACATGTAATGACAAGATTAGATTACTGGGCTGTTCCAACAAGATTAGATTATTGGCGGATTTATGAATAGTTATGTTTTAGAAAAAAGAACTTCAGAGAGTATTTTTTATAATATTGATTGCACTAACATTTTAGATGGTATTGAAATAATAACGTCTATTACTTCAATAGGCTCCGATCAAGCAGGTCTAATATTTACAGGAGAAACAATAAATTTAGTCCCTGTTACTTTTTCTGATGGAGCTATAGCCGCAATTGGTAAAGTTATTTCTGTTCAAATATCGGGTGGTGTAATACCAACTCTGCAAGTTAATCAACTTTATACAATAAGAGCAATATTTGTAACATCTGAAAACAATATTAGAGAAGCAACAGTTTTGTTAAATGTGACTGATATACCAGCTCAAACTGGAAGGATAATTTAATGCCATTAAAATCAGGATCAAGTAAAGAAGTTATACAATATAACATTGCTGAAATGATTGCGGCTGGTCATGACCCCAAACAAGCGATGGCTGCCGCTTATTCTAATGCCCGTAAAAGCGCAACGGATGAACAAGAAGATTCTGATAGCGTTGCTTTTATTGTCTACACAGATAATGAAAAGATACTTTGGTTACGGAGAACTAAAGATAATACATGGGGATTTCCCGGTGGTCATGTAGAAGAAGGTGAATCACCCATTGAAGGGGCAATACGAGAGTCTAAGGAAGAGATAATATACATTCCTAAAACTGGAATTAATTTAATATTTGAAGATGGAAATGTTTGTCTTTTTAATTGCAACGATGGATATTTTGAACCGTCTTTAAATGATGAACATGATTCTTTTTTATGGGCAACTATAGAAGATGCGCCAGAACCTTTATTTAAAAAGATAGAAGATGAAATGGAAAAAATAGCAGAAGCTGCACAATCAAGCGCAATGGATAGAAGAGATTACGACACCAATGGATGGTTTGAAATAAAAGATAATCCATTGTCAACAGTAGGTGTTTATCCCTATATTGGGCGTTCAATATCATCAGAATGTATACAAGATCATCTTTATGGTGTATATAGACCAGAATCAGAGTTATCTTCTCAAGAGTGCATAGATTCATTCAAATTAATACCTTGGATTGATGATCATGTAATGTTAGGTAATGAAGATGCTGGTCTTACACCTTCTGAACAAAAAGGTGTGCAGGGAGTTATAGGTCAAGATGTATATTTTGACGGAACAACATTGAAAGGGAATATCAAAGTATTTTCAGAGGCTATGGCTAATCTCATTGCAAATGGAAAAAAAGAATTGTCTTGTGGTTATCGTTGCAGATATGAATATGCTCCGGGTACTTATAACGGTGAGCCTTATCAGTATGTGCAACGAGAAATCCGAGGCAATCATTTAGCTCTAGTAGAAAATGGTAGAATGGGGCCAGATGTCGCAGTTTTAGATCACTTAACTTTTACAATAGATTCAAAGGAGTTTCAACAAATGACTAAAGATAATGAAGAAGCTGAAAAATCAAGTATGACGCTTGAAGAGGTGCATAAGTTCCTTGAGGAAGTCATGCCTAAATTAGCTAAGATTCAAGAATTAACGGGCAAGCAATCTGAAGAATTAGATTCACATTGTGATGAAGAAGAAAAAGATGACACCGTCTATGATGACGATGAAGAAAAAGAAGATGATGTAAATATGGTTAAGGATGAAGATCCTGAAGAAGAAAAGAAAGCTGACGATAAAATGGGTATGGATGAAGCTGTAATAGCTAAACTTATTCAAAAAAATATCGCTAAAAAATCTAAACTTTATGAAAAATTGTCTGCTCAGGTTGGCGCATTTGACCATTCCGATATGGATATGGATCAATTGGCTAAATATGGCTGTAAAAAACTTGGCTTAGAAGTAGAAAAGGAATCAAGAGTACAATTCCTTGAAGCTTATTTGCTTGGTAAAGGCGCTTCCAAAACTGTTGCTATGGATATGGCAACAGCTAAAAAAGGCAATTTCGTTCAACGCTATTTAAAAGGTAAATAATTATGGCTGCTGCAACTTTTCAATCAACAATTAATATCAGTTTGGGTTTCGGTATCCCAGGTGAATTAATCGTAGACGGCCCACAACGTGTTGATGTTCTTACATTAGCTTCAACTGGTGGTACTATCGGACTAGCTTTTACTAAATCAAACGCTACTAACGTAGCTACGCAAGGTGGCACTATTGTTGCTGGTACAAGTGTATTTGCTGGTATTTTGGTCAATCCTAAAGTATATGCCTCGTATGGTGTATCAGGTGGCAATCCACTTGATCCTACTATGTTCTTGGCTGGTTATAGTCAGGGTGAGTTCCTAACTATGGGTACTATTGTAGTAAACTGCGTTGGAGCTGCCAAAATTGGCGATTTGATTCAATACAACAATACTACTGGCGTACTTTCTGCGGTAACACCTGGTGGCACTGTAACTGCTGGAAATACATTTATTCCTAATTGCGTAGTTTGGAACTATCCAACAGCCGCAACTGGTTTAATTGCTATTCGCATTACTAATTAATATTAAGGATATTCATTATGAGTAAATCATTAGAACGTAGCCATTTATCAGCTCGCCAAGTTGCGTCTGTTCAAATGTCTGCAAGCGATGTTGCGGACTACGCAGCACTACAAGACTTAGGCATTAACTTTCCAGCTAAAGCAATTAGTCAAATGGCAGCTTTTGCAATGGATGACCAGCAAGGTGATGTATCTTCTCCTTCGATGACAACTCCTGTTCAGTTCTTGCAAAACTGGCTGCCAGGCTTTGTTAAAGTAATTACAGCGGCTCGTAAAATTGACGAGTTGGTTGGTATTACTACTTCTGGTTCTTGGGAAGATGAAGAAATTGTTCAAGGCTTGTTAGAGCCAATTGGTAACGCTGTTCCTTATGGCGATTACTCAAATGTGCCTTTGGCATCTTGGAACACTAACTTTATCCGTAGGACTATAGTTCGTTTTGAAAAAGGCATTAAAGTAGGTATGTTAGAAGAAGCAAGAGCTGCTCGTATTCGAGTGTCTACTGCTGCTGAAAAACGCTCATCTGCTGCTTTGGCTTTAGAAATTCAACGTAACCTTATTGGTTTCTTTGGGTTTAACGGTGGTAACAACTTAACTTATGGCTTTTTAAACGATCCTAGTTTACCAGCTTATGTTACTGTTGCTGCTTCTGGTGTTGGTAGTTCAACTTTATGGTCAACTAAAACATTCCTACAAATTGTAGCTGACATCAGAGTTGCTGCTGCTCAACTACAAACTCAATCACAAGACACCATCAATCCAGAAGATGTTGAATTGACTTTGGCATTGCCAACGATTTCTTACCAATATTTGTCAGTAACTTCTGATTTTGGTATTTCAGTTCGTGATTGGATTAGCAAAACATATCCTAAAATGCGTGTAGTTTCAGCTCCTCAGTTGAACGCTGCAAATGGCGGAGCAAATGTTTTGTATCTTTATGCTGAGCATGTTGATGATGGCGCTAGTGATGACAGCCGTACTTGGGTACAAGTTGTTCCTGCTAAATTCCAAGCATTAGGTGTTGAGCGTCAAGCTAAAGCTTACGTTGAAGATTACACAAACGCTACGGCTGGTGTGATGCTTAAAAGACCGTTTGCCGTAGTGAGATATAGTGGTATATAAAAATATACTAAAAATATACAAAATTTAGTATAAGATAGTCAGCGTGGTTTAAACAGCCACGCTTTCTATCAACCTACCAAGGATTTAAAATGGCTAAAGTTTATGTATTTTCAACACTTGCAAATGACCAGAACTACACTAACTGGGTAAAAGGCGGTGGTGATGTTCCAATAAAAGGTCATGCTGTTATGATTAAAGGTGGCACAGGAGTTGCAAACAATCGCTTAATTACTCCATTAGGTGTTGCAACAGAAGTTACTGAATTTGATTTAGAAGAATTGAAAAACAATCCTTGTTTTCTTGAGCATGAAAAAGCCGGATACATTAGTGTTCGCAATAAAAAGATGGATACTGAAAAAGTAGCCTCTGATATGAATTTAAAAGATGAATCTGCTCCAATGACTGATGCTGATTATGCGTCAGAAGATGAAGCCCCTAAATATGCGGTGATGTAATAATGCCTTCTACCATCCCAGTTTATGATGATGTGAATTTTAGGAATCAGTTCCCAGCTTTTGAGAACACGACTATTTTTCCACCTGCACAACTAGAAGGGTGGTGGACTATGGCAACAGCGTACATTAATATTGATAATAACTATTTTTGGGGAGAAGCTCAATTACAGTTAGCTGTTGATTTAATGTGCGCTCATCTTGCGGCTTCATTTACATTGATTAATGCTGGTATTCCTACAGTAGTTGTTACAGGTACTACAGAGGGCTCTGTAACCGTGTCTATGCAACCTCCACCAACAATGACTGCTTATGGGTGGTGGCTATCCACTACGCCTTATGGCGCTCAATTACGGGCGTTATTAAGGGTGGTAGGGAATATAGGTCTTTTTGTGCCTAGAGTTAATACTGGCGCAGGTTGGTGGTGAGTAAAGCTAATTTTGATAAAGTTCTGGCTAGGATACAATACAAGCTGGAAGCAATACCAAAAGAGTTTGATGGTATGGTAGCGCAAGTGGGTATTCCTATTGGGGAAACATATGAAAGTGGAGTAACTGTAGCAACTGTTGCGGCTATTCAAGAGTTTGGCGCACCAGGCGCTGGAATACCAGCTAGACCTTTTATAATACCTACGGCTAAAAAGGAAAGATCAGCATGGAGTAAAATAATAGCTGGAGGAGTTAAAAAGGTTATCAAGGGCAACGCTACTGTATTTGATGTATTAGATGCCGTTGGTACGCAAGCGGCAGCAGACATGAAAACAATGGTTATTTCTATTTCTTCTCCAGCTTTAAGCCCTGTTACTGTATTGCTTAGAAAATGGCGTAAAGCTGGAAGGCAAATTGATGCTTCTGTAGTAGATCAAGCTAGAAGTGCTATTTCTCGTGGTGTAGATCCCGGCTCTGATAATAAACCATTGAATGATACAGGTTATATGATTAAATCTATTAATCACGCTGTTAATAAGGCTGGAGCGCCATTTAAGGTTAAAGTATGAATCTACGAGGCATGGTTAATAAATATACCCAGATAACTAATCCAAATGTATGTATTAACTGGATACAATCGACTGGATATGTTACAAACAATGCTGGAAAGAGAACGCCTACTTTTATTACCTTATCAGTAGAGGCACAGATACAGGCATTAAGCACAAGCGATTTAGAGCATACTGACGGCTTAAACATCACCAATGTGATGCGTACTGTATACTTGTATGGAAATGCGGCTGGAGTAGTTAGAGCGGATAATATTGGTGGAGATATTTTAGTCTTCCCAGAGATCCCCAATAGTTCAAATAAGAACTGGCTAATTACTAAAGTTGTTGAAACTTGGCCTGACTGGTGCAAAGTAATAGTTTCTTTGCAGGTGGACTAAATGCCAGTAACAATTGATATTATTGACCAAGATATTTTTAGCAGTATGAGAACTTTTTTAT